TAGTTCGCTAAATGTAAAACTCATGATGTCGTCACCGTAACCTTACCAACGCTAGTCGTCATCTCTAAGTTTAGACCGCCTACTGGTTTGAATGAAAAATATGTATCAACATGTGTGTCCGGCCGCGGATTGCGAAGTGCTTGCGGGTCGTTAATCTTTTTCGTCGGCGTTAGCTGCGGGTGCTTTGTCTCATACTCGTCTGGACCAACAAGAGAACCGTTCCACTCACGCTTCATGTCCCTCAAACGGTAGCGGAACCCAGAGCGGTCCGAGATGCCGTAAGCTTTCTTACCTGCTGCAAAACGTGCCATTAGGTTACTCTCATGTAACTAATACTGGGAGTAAGCTTCAGTGCTACGCGATCCTCGTCCTCGTCCGCTGCACGTTGGAACTCTTCTTCATATATGGCCTTCAAAAGCTGAACACGATCAGGAGCGCGTTTGACAGCCATATAATATGCGAGACCAGCCACCATGCAAGGTAGGAAACGGAAAGGAGCGTCAACATTATTAACAGCAGCATCGGCATCTTCTATCCTCTGGACATAGTAATACCGTATCACATCAGTGCTGTTTTCGGGAGCAGGCCAAACATTTACTTTCGGTGCTGTCTGACGATTGAAATATACCTGCGACGGCCGTCCCGTTGTCGATTTGTTTGGAATGTTTTGATACTCGCTGCGGCTAATTCTGTCGGCCTGAAAGTCTGTCCCGTCCCGTCGAATAACAACTTCGAGAATATCTACTACATCTTCCGTCAGGGTGTACTCTGTTGTACCTGCTACTAAGTTGATTGTACCGCTTTTAACTGTCCAGAGATTAACTCCCCGGTTGGCCCAGTCGGCGAACATAAGGTTCAAAGAACGACGAGCCGTACGTGAGTCGTAACCAGTGCGAACTTCCATGCCGCACCGCTCGTAGGCTTCCTCTACAATTTCTGCGACATCGAGCGTGAAATCACGTGATCCTGACGTAGCCATCTACTTCTTCCTTCTCTTCAGTGCCTTGACCCGGCGGGGCTTACCAGCAGGCTGACCGAGGCGTTTCTTCTGGGCTATTCTACTACGTTTCTCTGACGCAGTCATTTCCTTTGCGGTCTTAGGAGTTTTCTTAGAGACACGCTTTTTGGGGCGGCAGTAAGGCGTACCACGCTTCTCGCCTTTCTTACGACCGCATGGCTTACCAGTGCGAACGTCAACCCACTCTTCCTTGAACCAGCGTTTTAGTGCTGCGCCTTTTTTAGTTTTTCGAACGGCCATATCGTTTTCTCCATAGGAAATCGCCGAGCTTGCTATTCCATCTAACAATAGCGTCTGTGAAGCAACTATGCCAGAACCATCGGTACATAATTAGTACATCTTCGTGGTGCGGTACTTATAGGCTTGACCGTTTGAATACTTCTTTTTGACCAAACCACCTTTGGCCTTCTTCTGAGCTTTGTTGCCCCAGTTCTTTGCGCCAACTTTTCGGCATTTTGCGATGGCTCCAGAGGCATACGCACTAGGGAAAACCTTGTACCTAGCTTTTACTTTTCTGTAACAAGCATCTTTGGGCATTATCTTAGCTCCGTGAACGACGACTCTGGGGGCCACGCCGCCTTGCGGAGCGGGGCTTCTTTTTCATTGGCGGCTTGCTGATCTGTTTTGCCATTTGGCCTCGACTTATTGCCATGTATACGAGCCTCCTTATTTAGCATGGAGTGAAGTAACTCCGAGTTCTTCTCAACCTTAACCTCTATAACGGCAGTTCGCTTGTCCACCGCCACAAGAGTGTAGCAAAGCCACCCAATTCCTGTAACCACAAGTGCCGCTACTGCGTGTTGAAAAGCTTCTTTCATGACACTACCATTTCTTACAGGACCAGTATCCTGCCGTTAGCTTGGATTTTTTCTGGTCGCATTTATGACGAGCACGAAATGATTTACGTCTAGCGGGTATGCTTTTCTTGATCTTCATATTCGGGTCACCAAACCGAACAAGACGAACAGTGCTGCCCTCTTTGGCAAGAACAGCAAACTTCTTATTTTTGCCAGGTGTTCTCTTTGGCTTGTTATAACCAGAGAACCGTTCGCCGCGATGGGTGATAGCCATGATTTTATCCGTAAAAAATAGTGACAGTTCCAGCGTCGCCAGTATCGACATAGATACCACTATCAAAGAGAACGCCAGTTCCTGGAACAGTAAGCTCTGCTACGGTGGCGTGTGCTGTGTCTAGCTCTAGAAGAACAGGGTCAGAGCCGCTAGTTCCGTTGTGGAATTTAACATGGTTAGCCGCGCTTGCATTGGCAACCATGTAAACACCTTTTAGTCGGGCTGGGCCGGTGACCATCTGACCGTCTGCTGACGCGATGGCTGATTTTACATCTGCTGTGGACATTATCTTTTCCTCAATAAATTGTACGGCTTCATTTTAACTCAAGCGTCGATAAAAAGAAAGGGCGGGAATTACCCCGCCCCTTCCAGACTTGCGTAAATCTAACCTTATGCGCCCGGCGAACCGAAGATGCAACGAGGGTCAGAGAAACCGAAGCTGTAACGCTCACGGGCTTTGTAGCGCATGTTACCTGTATCGAAATCAGGTTCCATTTGCGTGGTCAAAGCCAGACGTTCGAAGTGCTTCAAGCCATTCGGAGCATCGGTTTTGATAAAGAACGCATCCGAGTCGGTCAGGTAGTCGTTGACTACATAGCCTTCTGGGAGCAGTCCCATGTTGCGGATGGCGTTGATGTCGTTGTTAGCAGTCGCAACACGAAGTTCCGATTCCAACAAACGAGTAGCAACGAACTGAAGCTGGCGAGGAATCACCAGTTTCGTGCCGCGAAGGGCAATGATCAGGCCACGTTCGTCGGTGTAACCGGCGATGCTGATCAAAGCATTTTCCAAAGACGTTTCGTTCAAGTCAGCAGCAACTGCTGGCTCGTTAGAGAACGTGCCGCCATTGGTAAGCGGGTGGTCGGTGGCGCAAAGTTCTTTGCCGTCGCCGCCTTTAACAGTGCTATCGAAAGCGTTGTTAAGGACAGAAGCAGCTTTAACTTGCTTAGTGTGTGCCATCGAACGGGCCAACGCACGAGTATAACGAGCAGCCAGACGATCATAAAGATTGTCTTCTACAGCTTCCTCAGTGATTGAGAAAGCAGCAGCTACCGTTTCGTGGTTGTAACGCGAGGTGTATGCCTCTTGTGCGTCATCATACGATACGCTTCCACCTTCAGATTTGGTGGGAGCAGCACCGAAGCCCGACAACATTACTTCTTCTTCGAATGCACGGTCAGAAGATTCCGTGTCGAAGATTTCAGCGTGTTGTCCTTCGTAGCGTCCATATTCCATGCCGAACAGAGCGTTGAGGCCCGGCTCGAGTTCTTTTGCGAGTTGTGCGCGAGAAATAGCCATTATTCTACACTCCTTACGACACTACTGCTTCGGACGAGCCGTCGAGCAGAGCGTGGTTGTTAAAGATTACAATAACCGGCAAACCAGCAGCAGCGTAGTCTTGGTTTTCAACGTCGTCTTGGATGCCAACAACTTTCAGCGGGAACGAAAGGTCCGACGCGTCAGGGGTTGTTGTGTCCAGTTGAGCGTTGGAAAGACCTGTTGTGGTATTACCAGCGTTCGCGGTGATCATCGCTGCACTTTCAAAGATAGCTGCACGAGCAGTAGCTTTGTTAGTGAACGTTGCATCTGTGCAGATAACAAAACGTTGGAACGGATTGTCATACACGAAACCGACGATATCGAAGTCTGTACTTGCTGAACCTGAACCAGGCCAGTAGTTTGAGAACTTCTTCTCGCCAGAAGTTGCATCTACGTATTCGCAGCCAGCAAAAACGCCCAAATGCTTGTAAGTGTCACCAGTAGCAGAACCAGTGATGGCAATGGTGCCATCGTTAGTAGCAATAACCGGTGAACCCTGAAACATTGCAGACGCGTCTGACTTAATGAAATACGGAGTTGCGCCTGTAGTACCGGCTACGCCGCCTACTACACCGATCGGCTTGAGGCCGAATTTGACATTGGAATTAGCCATTGTCTTTCTCCATAGTTACTTGGTGGTTACTCTTTTTCGCCACCAAAAGTTACACGACTTTGCCTATCTTGAGTGATAGGCATTGAGGGATGAGACTCCCTCATCAGGTTTTCATCGACGGCCTTCATTTGATTGCGGGTCTGGTCCCGATAATATTCAGTTCGTTCTTCTACCGTCTCTTGCGGAATGCGGCAAAGCATTAAGCCGCCACTTCCAATAACCCCAGCATGTTTTCCGTCTGAGATAACCGGGAACTCAGTTCCAGGATACTCGTCCGCTCGTACCGGTTCCCAACCTTCTCTCATGCGAGAGTAAACGTTGTTCTGGTCCTCATCACCACGGATCGCAGTGCGAACCCAACGATGAAGGTAACCATGTGGTGCAGGCGGTGCATCTAACGTGCTGGGCGGAGCCCAAGGCTTCCGACGCGCAGCTTTTTCTCGTGTCTGCGTTTCACGCGGTGTACGTTTTTTAGAATCAGTCATTTGTTTTTACTCCTTAACAAACTTTGCATACTCTTCGAGCGGAACACCAAGTTTCTTGGCGATTGCAACCTGAGATTGCGAAAGCTTGACTGTTCTGCGCCCCTTGGTTGACGAACGTGATGCCGTGGACTCAGCAGAGGCGACTCTGGGTTTAGCGGCTTTCTTGGGTTCTTCCTTCGTCGGCTGAACAGGTTGTCCAAACCTCTGTGGGAAATCACCTTTGATACGTTTGTCGAGCTCAGTATAATACTCATCAGAGGTTGGGTCAAATCCTTCTTCTTCCACAAGCCTCCGGTGAATACCGAATGCAGCGTAGGTCATGGTATCGTCATTGCCGAACCAATCGTTACGCTCTGCCCAGGCTTGCGCCTTGGGATCTGGTTCTGGTGCAGCTTGCTGTGGAGCCTGCTGCGGGACCTGGGGAGCTTGATACTCCTCCGGCTCACGCTCCACACGAAGCTTGGCATCAGCGTGTTTGTCTTGATCAATAGTGATGCGGCTCACCATTTGCTGCGCTTCAAAGATACCGTCAGCATCATCGGCTTCGATAGCTGCCTTAAGTTTTGTCTTTGCCGCATCTAGGTCACGGTCTAGACGACCACCTAGTTCATCAACGTAAGACGCTTCACGATTACGAAGCTGTCCCTGCAAATCTTCGTTCTGCTTTTTAACCGCTTCTGCATATTGCAGAGCAGCCTCACGCTGTCGCTCTTCTTCACGAAACTTAGCTGTCAGCTTCCGGATTCGGCGTTGAACACTTTCTGAGTACTCAGCAAGCTCCTCCTCGCTCTTCTCCGGTTCAGCAGAAGCTTCTTGAGGCTGGGCTGACGCTTCTTCCTCAACAGATTCCTGCGGTTGCTCGGACGAAACTTCATCTTCCGGCTCCTGTTCCTCTACAGCATCAACCTCTTCAGACGTGCTTTCGTCCTCGATTTCGATGATGTGCTCTTCCTGATCTTCTTGCATTTTAGTCTCCTATAGCACTACGTCTTCAGGGTTCATGATAGTGGCGATAACTTCGTCATCATTGATAATGCGAACCTCCCCGCCGTCTAATTTGAAGCGCGAACCAGCGTATCGGCCGATACAAATCCAGTCGCCTTCTTTGCACCACGGCTCACCCTGTTCGCCAAACTTGTCGGGGTCTTTGTAAGCCAGTGGTCCAACCTTAACCACGTAAGCAACGACTGTTGCCAACGCTTCTCGGTCTTTAGTGTCATCGGGAATATAGACACCCCCATGAGTTTTTTCGCGCCCCTTGTAGGGCATAACTAATATACGCCACCCTGTCGGCTGGGGTATACGTTCCATCGCATCTTCT